AGTGCTCGCATGGACGGCATGACCTCTAGGTTAGTGATGGCCTCAGTCACGCCTGTGACATCCTCGCCCTTAAGCTGACCACGGTCTACCCAGAATTGAACGTAGCGGCCTACGGTCTCCTCCCAAGTCTCCCTGCGTTGCTCCTCTGGTAAGTACCTAGCGTATCTGGACTTGTGTATGTACTGTTGGTATGCGTCCAAGATTACACCTCCAAGAAGATTAGCTGAAGCTGGGCTGATGCCTCTTCAAACGTAGGGTGGATGGTCATGTGGGAATCTTCTGCGTACCACTCCAGTACGTACCCGTTGTCGCCCTTGCGGATTGTTACGTTATCTACTTTCATTCTGTCACTCCTAGTGTCTCGTTCATAATCGCCTGTGACGCCATCTGAAGGAGCATGTACACACCGTCTGGGTACTGCTCGTTAGACGCTACTTCAAAGGTCTCTCCGTCTTCGTACATGATTACTGCACACTTAACGTGTCTCCCGTTGTCCTCGTGATCCATTGCTTTGACCACGAACGCCGACAGAAACTCAGAGGTTGGTAGTTCCTCCCGTGTGTCTTTCTTTTTACCAAAGTCGCCATCTATGACTTTCATAAGGCAACCTCCTTAATCAACCAGTCTAGGTAGACACGAGCCTTCCGGAGATCCTCTACTCCGTTCTTGTACTCGTATCGCCACAGGTACTTCAAGCAGTTACCCTTGAGATACCCCTTGTACTCCTGAGGGTGCATAGACGCCTTGATAGCTTCGATGGCCTCAATAGCTCCCTTGTTGTAGTGGTCAGGAGCGCCTACAGGGTCGTGCTTGTCCTCAGGGTGGTACAGCTTGCCGTAAGCAGTCTTACTCTTGGAAACCTTGTCCCACTCCTGTGGCTTAGCTTCGTCTATTGACATGTCTCTACACTCCTCAAATTTCTTTCGGCAATCCTCTGGGGATACTCCGGACTCCTCACACACCTGCCTACGGATCTCACAGTCTGTGTAGTAAGTCCATTCGTTATTCACTCTCAGCTTCCCACCCGTCACACTCAAAGGTAGCTACAGCCATGTATCCCCACTCTGGTACGTCATCGTCCACCAGTACTGCATCAGGGAACCCAGCCTCTTTAGCGGCTCTCATGGTGTCGTAGAACAGTGTCACACTAAGCGTCATATAACTCCTCCTCCAGTTCCTCTTGGAAGCAGTCTAGCTTCCGTAGTAGTTTGTCTTCAAAGCGGTCTAGTATTTCTTCTGAAGAGATCTGTAGTGCTTCCAGAAGATCATCGGGATCGTAGTATCGCAAGAGACGCTCCTTAATTTCGTCTAGTGTCAGAGACATAATCAACCAACTCCTTAAGTGTATCTATATTATACCATAGAATCCCGTTGTTGTCACACCATTCAGCCATAGTTCGTTTGGTACTTTTACTCACTTTCTGATTAGGTTTCATCAGTACAAATATGAGTTCCTGTGATTCCGGGAGGCAGTTAGAGATCGAACGATACTTCTGCGTGTCTCCTGAGCGAAAGTATCCTTTGCACTCAATGAGGTAGGAACGTCCGTTGCGCTCGTACACAAAGTCCGGTGTATACTTTCGTTCGATCCGGTAGTCAACTTGGTACGGCTCGTAGCTAAAGCCAAATGGTTGTAACTTCTGTGCGACATCGTACTCAAACCCCGATCTAAATTCATTAGGAAACTTCCGCGACTTTCGGCTCATTGACCACCTCTGTTAAGTACCTTGGACCACTTGAGTAAAGGAAAGTTCTTATTCCTGAGTAGCACGTATGCTTGTACGGACAGTAAGAACAACCGACTGCGAGCTTCATGTTTCCACTTTTGCCATCTGGTACTACTTCGTGACAGTGTGGCGGTGCTTCCGGTTGCTCCACTAGCTTTTTTACGCGGTCAATGTGCTCCCCTATGTCGTAGGAGATCTTGTCGTACACAGGAGCCTGCTCGTCTGCAGAGTCGTACAGCAGGTACGTCAGGTGACCGTTCTGCTTGTCCATAGCTAGCCATCCGAACTTCGTTTCTCCTTCGGAGTGAGCATACCCTTTGATTTGAGCAACGTATCCAAACGGATCATCATAAGCCAAACTTCCGTCCTTGAATTTCTTAAACCCAAAGCTCGACACAGACTTAACATCAGTGACAACACCATCAATTTTGCAGTCCATAGAACCTGTAATGCCGTTGACTTCACATTTCTTTTGCTCATCAGTAACCTCGTGTCCAGAGAGTCTAGTGAGAAACAAAAGGAGTTCCTCAATCAGATGCCCGTACATAAACTTAACGTGTGTGTTGGGGGTGAGTTCTTCCTCTACGTCAGCGTTGTTGACTACGTTCCAGAGGTAGCGATCATCTCTTCCGATGTTGGACATGCGTAGCTTACGTCCGTCTCGTTTCTCAGTGAAGAGGTTAGACATGAGTCGCTTACAGTTCTCCCCGAACCTGTCGATCTCCTCGTACAAGTCAACATCCTCAGGTACGTCCTTAGTGGCAACTACCGTGTAGATATCGTCTACGAGTTTGTATATGTCATTGTTCATCTTGTGTTCCATTTAAGTAAGTGATAGCGGCCTGTAGTACTTCCACGTTGTCGTTGAACCCGCCTAGCGCCCTGTTGCACTTGTGGCACAGCCAACCCCTAAAGGTCTCCTGCTCGTGATCGTGGTCTAGTACCCAGCTACCGTTGCGTGTGTTCCCTGTCCCCTTTACGTCCTCCTCTGATCCTCTGCAGATAGGGCAGTGGTAACCCTCCTCTGGCATCCCGTGTTTCTCCCTGAGTCTCTTACGTACTTTCTGCATCTCGTTGTTACACTTTCGACACTCAGCCCTGAGGTAGTTCCCGCCCGATGCCATGTTGTAAGCGTCCAGTGGTAAGTACTGGTTACACTTAGAACATACCTTGCCGTGTCCCGCACCTAAGTCCTCGTGCTCAAAGAAACACAACTGGTCCATTAGTGCGTCTCTGCCCACGTTGCTCCGACTTGGTACTCTCCGTCGAGGGGGCATCGGAGTTCAAAAGATACGCCAGCCTCCTTGATTGATTCCACTGCGAGTTTCCCGAAAACCTCTGCTTGTTCTGTAGCCACCTCCGACTGTATCTCGTCATGGATGTTCCCTATCAGTTTGTAGTCGATGCCTTGGGCCTTAGCCCTCTCGTCTAGGATAACCAGAGCCTTCTTCATAACGATAGCTCCAGCCGCCTGAAGTAACGTGTTTAGTGCACTATGCTCTGATCGGACCCAGAGCTTTCTTCCGTCGAGACCTTTAAGCCAGCCTCGCTTAGACGCTGTTCCAACTCGTGTTCGTAGAGTTTCAAGAGCAGGTGTGTTTCGTAGAAAGCGTTGCCTAAGTTCACTGCCGTCTCTTGCAGTTCCTCCGACGATACTTCCAATTTTAGAATCTCCGGCTCCGTAGAGGAAAGCATAGATGAAAGTCTTTGCCTGAGGTCGTGTTGCAAGTCCTGAAGCAACTTGATTTCTGGTGTGAATGTCTTCTTTAAGTAGGACATTGGTAAACTCCTGATCGTTCATGTAGTGAGCTAGCATACGTAGCTCTAGTCCGCTAGCGTCTGCACCTACTAGCTTTTTACCCTCTGGTACAATCCAACAGTCCCTGCACTCCTTGCCGTACACTGAGTTACTAGAGGGGACCTGTGCCATGTTAGGGTTCTGGTGAGTCATGCGTCCGGTTACAGCACCGTTGGTAGTTACTCTGCCGTGTACCCGTCCGTCGTCCTGTACGTGCTCTAGCCAAGAGGAGACCTGAGCGTACCGCTTTTGTAGTAACAGGTACTCTAGGACTTGCCGAGCTTCCGGTACGTGTTTATTCTCCTCAAGTGTTTTCTCGTCCACCTGCGGCCTACCGCTGGGCGTGAGTTCCGACCATACAGCACCCTTAGCTTCAAGTCGCTGAGCCACCTGTTGTCGGCTACCCGGGTTAAAGATCGTAACCTTATCCTTAAGGCGGTTCCCCGTCTTTTCTGACCACCTCTCCTCGACAATTGGTGGGAACACTGTCTGGAGTTCCTCCTCAATAACATACATACGCTCCTTAAACTTAGCACACAGCATGTGGCACAAGCGTTGATCCAGTAGCCACCCGTTGCGTACCTGCTCCTGTATGATCCACTGTACTTCGTGCTCCAGATCAACACAGGTACTAGAGAAACCCTGTAGCTCTGTCTGTAGCCTGTTGTACACAGCCTCAGTGACTTCCGTATCTCTAATGCAGTAGTCGATCATGGCAGGAGTTAACCTAGACCAGTCCTCGTGGTCACCCTTGGGGAACCCTAGGATGTTGCCCCAGTTCCTCAGGGAGTGTCCACCAGACCGACTAGGGTCAGCTAGCCTAGATAGTACTAGAGTGTCAAGGACCAGAGTCCTGTCAAAAGTAAAGTTCCAAATACGAGAGAGTACAGGGATATCAAAACCAATTCCGTTGTGAAAAACGAACGTGTACCCTTCACGACTCGATACATACGCTTTGAAGTCTTGCTCATTACAAATTACCTCCGATACTCCGTTGTGTCGGCAGACAGCACACCAGATGGTAGTGGCGTCTAGTCCGTCAGTTTCTAGGTCACAGAAGACTAGGTTATCTCTAGGTCTCAAAACTCAGTCTCCGGTGGGTTAGGGTTGGCGCACTCGTGGATGCGCCCTGTAAACTTATCGTACCGCAGGAAACAAGCTGGACCAGTTTCACCAGAGTACCGGTTCTTGAGTATCCGAACGGTAGTCGTGTTCCGTATGTCCTCGTCCTGATTCTGCTGGTCACGCTCCATACCTATGACGATATCAGACAACTGTGCAATACTCTGGCTACCCCGTAGGTCCTGCAGGCTGATGCGCCCTCCGTCCTCGTGGGCAGTACCAGAGCTACGCCGTAGGTGCGACACTAGGAACAACGTAATACCTGTCTCTGCCACTAGTGTACGTAGCTTGGTCATAATCTCATCTATAGCTTTCCGTTCGTCCCCGTTCTCTTGAGAAGAAACCACGATGGACAAGTGGTCGAGGATGATATATCGGCAGTCGC